AGATGGAAGGCGAGTTTCAGGAAGTGCGGCGAACGCTGGGCCTGATCCATTCCTACCTGATGACCAAGGAAAAGTCGTGAAATCGTTTGCCGCCCACGTCGCCGCCGATCGCCGCCTGGCGATCTTGCGCATCCTGGAGGGCTCGGCCGAATATCGCGCCAACCTCTACCTGATCCAGCGCCTGCTGGTCGAGATCGGCCACGCTGCGAGCCTGGACACGATCAACACCGATCTGTCCTGGCTTGCCGAGCAGGGCCTGCTGGATCTGGAAATGGTGGGCGGCGTGGGCATCCCACAGCTGATCGCGCGCGGGCTCGACGTGGCCTGCGGCCGCGCCATCGTGCCGGGCGTGGCGCGCCCGATGCCGGACTGAGTCATGGCCGGCAAATCCAGCATCACCAAGCTCGACCCGCGCGTGAAAGAGGCGGTCGACAACGCCATCCGCGACGGCAAGCTGACCATCGACGACATCGTCGCCATCATCGTCGAGCTGGGCGGCGATGCGTCGCGCAGCGCGGTGGGCCGCTACAAGAAACGCGCCGAGTCGATGATGGGCCGCTACCGCGAGGCGCAGGAAATCGCCAAGGTCTGGGTCGGCAAGCTGCAGACCGACCCCGAGGGAGACGTGGGCCGGCTGCTGTCCGAAATGCTGCGCACCACGGCGTTTTCCACGCTGGGCGATATGGATTCGGCCAGCCCGCAGGATCTGATGTTTCTCGGCAAGGCGTTAAAAGACCTGGCCAGCGCCGAGAAGTTGACGGCCGAGCGCATCCTTGCAGTACGTCGCGAGGCCGCCAAAGACGCGGCGGCCGTGGCGGTGAAAGAGGCCAAGGGCGCAGGCCTGTCCGACGAAGCCGCCGAGGCCATCCGCCGCAAGATCCTCACCGGGGTCGCATGATGGAACACCAGCTGGCGCAGCTGCCGGCAGCCCTGCATCAGGCAGGGATGATCGAGCCCAGGGCTGCGCGGACTCCGGCAGCCCTGCTGCAGTATCAAATCGATTGGGTCGATGATCAGGCGCAGGTCAAGGTCATCGAGAAGTCGCGCCGTATCGGCTTGAGCTGGGCCGAAGCCGCCGATTGCACGCTGCTGGCAGCCAGCCAGCGCGGCATGGACGTTTGGTATATCGGCTACATGAAGGAAATGGCCGAGGAGTTCATCCGCGACTGCGCCGACTGGGCGCGCCATTTCAACCAAGCCGCCGGCGAGATCGAAACCGTCGAAGAGGTATTTATCGACGGTGAGGAAAAGCAGTCCATCCTCACCTACGTGATCCGCTTCGCCAGCGGGTGGCGCATCACCGCGCTCAGCTCCAGCCCGCGCAACTTGCGCGGTAAGCAGGGCCGGGTGGTCATCGATGAGGCCGCGTTCCACGACAAGCTCGGCGAGCTGCTCAAGGCCGCGCTGGCGCTCCTGATCTGGGGCGGACAGGTGCACGTCATCAGCACCCACGACGGCGCCGAGAACGCGTTCAATGACCTGTGCAACGATATCCGCGCGGGCAAGGCGCCGTACAGTCTGCACCGTGTCACCTTCCGCGAGGCGGTCGAGCAAGGCCTATATGATCGCGTCTGTTTGCGCACCGGCAAGACGCCGACCGAGGCCGACCAGGCCGCGTGGGTCGACGGCATCTACAAGCAGTACCGCGACAACGCTGATGAGGAGCTGGACTGCATCCCGCGTAACTCAGGCGGCGCATGGATCTCGCGCGCGCTGATTGAGGCACGCATGGTCGATACCCCAGTGCTGCGCTGGAAGCCGCCGGCCGGCTTCGCCCAGTGGCCGCAGCACCTGCGCGAAGCCGAGTGCCAGGACTGGCTGGACAAGAACGTCAAGCCGCTGCTGGCCCGCCTTGACCCGGCGCTGCGCTCAGGCTTCGGCATGGACTTCGGCCGCCTGGGCGACCTGTCGGTGATCGATCCCTTCCAGGTGCTGACGAATTTAACGCGGCATTTTCCGTTCAGCGTCGAGCTGTCCGACGTTCCGTTCGAGCAGCAGCGGCAGATACTGTTCTACATCGCCGACCGCCTGCCGCGTCTTTATGCCGGCAACCTGGACGCGCGCGGCAACGGCCACTACCTGGCCGAAGTGGCCATGCAGCGCTACGGCGCCACCCGCATCGAGCAGGTGATGCTGTCGCTCGCCTGGTACCGCGAGCACACCGCGCCGTTCAAGGCCGCGTTCGAAGACGCCACCATCGAGATCCCGCGCGACGCCGACCAGCTCGACGACTTGCGCGCGATGGAGGTGGTCAAGGGCGTGCCGCAGCTGCCCGACACCCGCCGCACCGGCAAGAGCGGCACCAGCCGCCACGGCGACTCGGCCATTTCCAAGCTGCTGGCCTACGACGCCAGCCTGCGCGAGCCGATCGATATCGAATTCCAGACCACCGGCCGGCCGCGCGTTGCCACCGGCATGGCCGACTTTACGGAGATGTAAATGGACGCCACCAAGGCCCCGACCCCCGAACGGCAGGAGATCGCCACCGCCCGACGCGATATCGTCTACCCCGCCTACCAGCGGCTGCTGAGCCCAGAAGACGGCACGCTGGCCACGCGCGGCGGTGCCAAGGGTGTACGCATCTACGACGAGATCGAGCGCGACGCCTATGCCTACGCCTGCCTGCACAAGCGCAAGATGGCGGTGATCGGCCGCGACTGGCACGTCGAGCCGGCAACCCCGGCCCGTAAGGACAAGCTGGCGGCAAAGATCGTCGAAGAGCAGTTCAAGGCCATGCAATTCGATACAGTGTGCTACCACCTGCTCGATGCGATTCTCAAGGGCTACAGCGTCGGCGAAGTGATGTGGATCGTCGCGGGCAACGAAATCGCCGTCGATCGCGTCATCCCCCGCAACGCCGCCCGCTTCACGTTCGATATCGACAGCAGTGCCCTGCGGCTGCGCACGATGGAACGCTCGATCGAAGGTGAAGTACTGCCCGACCGCAAGTTCATCACCCACAGCGTCGGATCCAAGATCGGTTCGCCGTTTGGCCTGGGCTTGGGCACTGTGCTGTTCTGGCCGGTGTTTTTCAAGCGCCAGGGCATCCAGTTCTGGCTTACCTTCGCCGACAAGTTTGGGGCCCCAACCACTGTGGGAAAATACCCGGCTGGCACGGGCAGTCCCGACAAGGAAACGCTGCTTGATGCCCTGCGGGCACTGTCGCGCGAGACGCAGGTGGCGATCCCCGAAGGCATGACCATCGAGCTGCTCGAAGCCCAGCGCAGCGGCAGTGTCACCACCTACGAATCGCTGCTGCGCTACATGGACGAACAGATCGCCTATGCCGTGCTGGGTGATGCGCCGGGCGCGCAGAACAGCGGCGGTGCATTGGCCAGCGCGGCGATCCTGCGTAATGAGCTGCGCCTGGAGCTGGTCGAGTCCGACGCCGACCTGCTCAGCAACACCCTCAACCACACCTTGTGCAAGTGGATCGCAGAGTACAACGTGCCCGGCGCCAACCCGCCGCGCGTCTGGCGCGAAGTCAAGGCCGACGAGGATCTCAAGGCGCGCGCCGAGCGCGATCAGATCATCGCCAACATTGGCTTCCGGCCCACGCTCGAATACATCACCGAAACCTACGGCGACGGTTGGGAAGAGGCGCCCGTGCCCAAAACCCAGCCTGGCCAGCCCGGCGCGTTAAATCAGGCCGCAGCTGCCGGCGACGTAACGCCGCCCGCCGAGTTCGCCGAGGCCGCAGGCCGCCCGGCCATGCAGGCCTTGATTGACGCGATCGGTAACCTGCCCGGTGGCGAGATCGACGCCGCGATCCGCAAATCACTGACTCCCGTGCTGGATGCTCTGAAACAGGCCGGCAGCCCCGAGGCCGCGCTCGAAACCCTGGGCACGCAGTACCCGGACATGGATTTCGGCGAGCTCGAGCAGCTGCTCGCGCGTGCGCTCTACATCGCCGAGTTGTGGGGGTTGATGACAGCGGACAGCGATGCCTGAACTGAATCTGACGATCGGGCACTTGTCTGGCTTCTGCTTCATGGCCTTGCTGGCGTCCTGCTTCACTTCCGGGCCGCAGCTGATGCGCCTGCTGGGGTGGATTTTCTTCTGGCAGCTGCTCACCCCGGTGCGGCCGCTGTTTCTGGACGTGCCCATGCTTGTGCTCGGATGGATGCTGTCTGAATCGCTTTATCGCCTCTATGTCCGACGTTAACCTCACCCCGATCAGTACCTTGCCCGCACCGGCCAAGATCATCAGCCTGAGCGAAGCGCGGGACAAATTTCGGCCCGGAAAATGCCAGCATCGGCATATGACCGTGGACGAGGATCTGAACACGGTCGAGTGCGATGACTGCGGCGAGAAACTCAATCCGGTGGCCATATTGGTGCGATTCGCCCGCGAGGAATCGCGCTGGCATCGTAACGCCGAAGCGTTAAAAGACCTGCACCGCAAGCTGGATGCCAAGGTGCGCTGCAAGTGCCAGCACTGCGGCAAGATGACGCGTATCAAGCCATGAGCGAAGTCGACCTCTCCTACGCCCTCGGCCTGCCGCCCAAGGATGCGATCGCCTACCTGGCGCAGCGCGGCCGCGAGCTGCCCACCGGCATGCGCTGGCAGGACGTGTGGCAGCGTGCCCATGCGCGCGCCTTCACCGTCGCCGGGGTGATGAAGGCCGATGTGCTCGGCGACATCCACGCCAGCCTGGTCGACGCGCGCGAGAAGGGCATCGGCTTCGGCGACTGGGAAAAGAGCATCGTGCCCCAGCTCGAAAAGAAAGGCTGGTTTACCCGTACCGCACCGGCGCTGATCGCCGACCCTGCCACCGGCGAGGTGCTCGGCAAGAAGCTGACGCCGGCCCGCATGCGCCTGATCTACGACCAGAACATGCAGACCGCCTACATGGCCGGCCGCTGGCGGCAGATGAAGGTCAACGCTGAATTCCGCCCCTGGTGGCAGTACACGGCGGTGATGGACGGCAAGACCCGACCGGCCCATCGCGCGCTCAACGGCCGCACGTTTCGCCACGACGATCCGTTCTGGGACAGCTTCTTTCCGCCCAATGGCTTCCATTGCCGGTGTTCGGTGCGCGCTTTCGGCGACGCCGACATCGAGGCGCGCGGCATTCCCACCAGCAGCAGCGAGGGGCGGCTCGACA